GAAACACATACTCGACAACAAATCACACAAAGCTATCAATCCTCATTTTCTCCTCTTTCCTCCTTCTCAAATGTCAAATTTACTAGCTGACGATCATTTCGCTGTCACAGTTGGCGCAATCTTTGGTATGCATGATGCGTCAAGAAGAATGCATCCGGCTGTTGTTCGCAGATGCGCACACATTGCCAAAATGGTCAAAGCGAGTGGATTTGGAGATGGAGATAGGCTTCATAAATGTTTCCATATGATACAATCACATTTTAACCTCGAGATGAAAGCCCAGAAGCTTCATGGAGCCCCCATGAGGTTAAGTCCTGATAATGAAATAGTTGGGAATTTCAGTGTGTGGAACACTTTTAGGAAGATAGTGAAGCACAGAATTGGTGTGATCACTCCAGAAAAGCAAGTTTGGATTAGAGTTAGAGCTCAGGTTGAGAATTCAATTGTGTCAGCAAATTACCGATCAGGTAAGGGAGGCCTTGGAAAGAATCAGCTAATCATGGCAACTGCTGATGTTATTGACCATTTGACTGTCCTTCCAACTCTAGATGCAATATTGTCGGAGAAGATGAAGAAAGCTAGAGCTAAGTTTAACTTCAAATTCAAGGAATGGGCAAAATCAGGATATGATGAAAGAGATATCCCTACATTGGACTTCGAAGGGAAGGAACCTTTTAGAGGTGTTGCATGCATATCCTTCGGTCCTGTAATGTTTATCAGAGTTGCAAACACAATAATTGCATTGCCTGAACCTCACACGCACAAATTACTTGCTTTACTGAAATCATGGACAAGCATCCTCTTCATGCTCCCAAGCACCAGTTATCGCTATCAACCTTTGGATCTTATGGATGACTATCTTGAAGCCGCTTGGCCAATCATCTCTACTGATGTTGATTTTCTAGGAGAAGTTGTGAAGGGGTCAAGAGGAATTGCAATTTCTAGGTTTGACACTAGCAATATCATTGGCGTCAACATGTACCATTCCACCCTAGCCTCTATGAAGCCATCTCGTAGAGAATATGCTATCATGATACTAAACTTCTTCAACAGCCAGTTTCGCGATCGAGAAGATGTTGTGAACATCCTCAATGTATACAAAGCTGTTCCACATCCAGATACAAACCTAGAGGATGCATTTGGCACTATCTCAGGACTAGGCGAGCCCAATCAAGTCGATCCTTCTGTTCTCCCCAGATTTAGAGGTACACTAAGAAGAGCACTTTACCGAAGTATGGCCACATCATCGCATGATGTCAGGCTCCTTGCAACATCTGCAGCATCTCAAGCTCTAGCAGAGGAGGCTAATCGAACACAGAGATCAATTGCATCAGTTTGCGAAAGATCGGCTACTGCTTGGTCAGATGTGCAATTCCTGCCTGTCAGGACTGTGACGAAACCTTCTGAGATTGTCCTTTCCCCAAGCGATAAAAGTTCCCAAAAGGCTCCTGATTTCTCTGAAGATGACCTTGAAGACTGCCTAGCGTGGGCTCGGGGCGAAGGGCCAGACCGTCAACCTGATTTCTCAAAGGATGCGCACACAGTTAACGATGCAGCAAATCATCTGAGAGGTGAAAATGGACTAAACACTGCAAAATCAATAAAGCGGTTTGAGCGGGTTGTCACATTACATGAAGCGTTCGAGGCTAGATACCCTGGTTTGTCCCCTGAAGAGATCCCAGAAGAAGAGTTGAGAGACTTCGTTCTAAATACACCAGGAGCGAGATATTTGGTCGGAACAGAACCTAAATTGGGAGAGTTCCACAAAAAGGTCACCAGAATTTTCTATATGGCTGAACAGGAGCTCAAGACAATCACTCAGATCACGGAAAGAGTGGCTCGGCAGATCTCAAGGAAACAGAATGGAGTTTCGATTGTGAAAGGATATTCAGGCAGGAGAAGGGATCTAGAGCAGTTCTCAGCGGCTGTCAGTGGGCCGGATGCTGAAAAACAATCTATCTTCGTATCGTTTGATATGTCTGAGTTCAGCAAGAGATTCCCAATGGCACTAGTCAGAGAGTACGGTAAGATATTGGCTGAAGTCACAGGTGAAAGATGGATGGCTCGAATCGATCTAGTATTCAGGGCTGCTGTGGTGATACACAATACAAGAGGTTACTTCAATTGGCTCTCTGGTGTTAAGGGAGGCTTCGAGGGATTCTTGAACTTTGTGTGGTCGTCTATTCACGCAGCTATCATGGAAGTGGCACTAAAGTCTACTGGACTAAGTGGAATGATCCTCACATATTCAGATGATGGACTCCTCCTCTTCTATTCACCAGTCCAGCATGACCCCTCCGACAATTATCAACGAGTTATGAGAATTCAGGCCACATATGCCAAGCATGGTCTGGTATTTCACTTGGGTAAAACAATGGTTAGTAGTGAGATCTGGGAATATCTTGGAGACATGTGCCACAATGGGAGACTGCTTCCTATGTGGTTCAAAGAGATCTCATCTGTCGGTGTCCTCAAAAGCTCCCGAGGTTTAGCTCCATTGAGGATGCGCATTTCATCATTTGAGGGTCAGGTTTCCGCAGCAGTATCCGCAGGAGCCAATCCTCTTTCCGCTTACATCCTGCTCAGGTTCATTTGTTCTACCTATATATCCAACTTCATGATGCATGATGATAACAGAGCAAATGAAACTCTACTAATTGTTCCTGTTGCGTTAGGAGGCATGAGGATTAGATCACCCATGGAACTGTGTATGGGTTCTGATATAGACACAGTAGCGGAATTCATCGCAGATCTTGAGGGTTTATCAAAGATGGATGCTCCTCTCTATAAGGCAATTGCATCCTTTCTCCAATTTGTAGTGAATGGAGTTAAACCATCAGCTTCTAGAGTTCTCATGGGGAGCCTTCTCAGCTCATCACTCCCAGATACAAGTGGAATTGGAGTTCTTATGGAGGCAATTGAAATGATCAAATCATCTGTTCCTGCTTCACTTACGGGAGCAATTGGCAGTCACCCTATTACACCTGTCATCGACAGGCTAGTAACTGATGCTTTGACCTCGGTGGATAACATAGATCATAGGGCGCTCTCTAGTTTGACGATGGCACTTCCCCCTTGGATCAAGTTCACCAAGGCTATGGCACTGGTTAGAGGGTCTGGGGCTATTCGACTGATCCGGCGCAATGACCTGCGCAAACTTCAAGCTGAGGACAGTAAGAGATGCAGAGAATCGTTTAGAGCATGGCGTGATGCTATAAACTCAGGAGATTCAATGAGCATTCTCCCATTTGATGCTGTCACCAGGATAGTCGAGCGTGTTAACTCTGGGCTGAGATTGCATCCACTTAAGCGGTCGATTAGGAGTGTCCTCAGCACAGATCGCAATGATGGAGTCCCAGTAATTCAAGTAAGATACTCACCACATAGCACCGCAAATCCCGCTGCACTAGAATACAATGAGCCGAGAGTCCAGTTCCCTTCCGATAACTCTGCTCTTCATTGGTTCTCAGAAGCAACGGGTGATATTGAGATATCATCGGCTAGGAAATTTCAAGCTGTGTGTGCATCCTTCCTCTCCTATTCTCCAGAGTCTCTCCCTTTCCTGCGCTTTCTAGGAAACATATTCCGTACTCCAGTCCCTACTCTCCCTCCGGGAATAACACGAGCATTTCATAGAAGAACAGCACAGTTAGGAGTTGCTACTGATGTGAGGGTGAATATGCCTAAAGCATTCTGGGCACTCTCGTCGGTGAACTACGTAGGAGATGCATTGGGGAGAGTCAGAACACTTAGGAGGGCAGACAGAGTAACTCATCTAGAAGGTGCAAGAGTGATGGGTTATTTCGCCTCTCTCCGTGACAGGCAGACAGGGGCTCAAACGACACCTGAAGTCAAGGTGTACACTCTCTATGGATCTGTTGATCAGCTATCTATGAACTGCATCAAACAGGAGATGACTATGATTGAAATCCCACAACATCCCTATCCAGAGCTTGATGCAGACCAAAGGACTCAAATGGAGTTTCAAGCATCAATAAACGAGGCTCTTGTGACGGTTGAAAATCAGGAGTCGTTAGAAGAGATGGCCTGGAACACTAGGGATGATGATATCGAAGATCTGACTGCTGTGTTGATGATTTCCATCAATGGTCTCACGAGGTGGATACATGATGTTGTCATGTCTGGCTCATCAGCTATATTGCCTATGAGGACTCTCCCAACTGCACCTTTAATGAGATCGCTTGTGCTGAGAAAATCTATAGCCTCGGCTATGTGGCATACATTGGATCCGAGAATAAGGGGTCTGGCAGGGTCATGCTTGAGAGATATGGCAGCTGCTAGAGGCGCTGGACCGTCTCCTATAAGAGCGGAGGTACAAGAGGCCCTAAACTATTGTAAACAACATCTAGATTCAATTCTGAGGATGTTATATGATCTAGGACATGGAGTGATCAATGCTGGGGAGCTTGATAAAGCTACATATGACCTTAGAGACATTGTAGAGGTTATATCGGAGTGTGTCCTTTCAACGAGTGTGTTCAGTCAAGACAAAGTTATTGTGGTCAGGCCAGCAACTAGCCATCCTGGATACATGACTGATGCACACAGGGTAGCTTTCAAGAAGGTCTTTTCTGCATCAGTCACAGCATTAACTTCAGCAATGGCGAGCACTCAATGGAACACTGAGATCGTGCCTGTCCTAATTGGTCTGACTCTAAATCCAGATGATGTATTGGATTGGCTGAATATCTGCCGACCTCTACTCAGAGCAAGTTCTCATCGAACAACTCATCACCCCTATAATAGAACCTCTGCATTGATCCAAATGACAAAGTTTTACACACAACTTAGAAATGTGCAGAATTTGGGTATTGACAACAATGATCAAGCTTTGGAATTCGTGAGAACAAATCCCCTCACTGCTCATCAACGAGCTCAAATCCAAAGGGAGCTAGAACGAGGAAGGGATCCTCTAGGTGCGGATCATCGTGAAATGCTTGCTGCTCCAATCGATATCGAGGTTCACAATCGATTTATGCAGCATTGCAGAGAAGCAAGGAGGGGGAACAGGTATGGAACGTATGTTAACCACAACATCAGAGCAACAATTGACTGGCTGAGGAGGAGTCTGACAGCTTATTACGAATTGATTATTCTCAGAGCTATAGGATTGATCATTGAGGTTCCGACCTCATTTGTCAATCAAGTTGAGGCACTCCCGCATTTCACTCCATATGCAACAACTTTACTTTCAGGGGTTAGGATGGTTGGTGATCATGTGTCTGGTGATGAGATCCCTGATGGAATCATTGAGAGAGCCCAGCCTATTGTCCAACTCTTATCTGCACACATTGGCAATTTCTGTACGAAGTCAGGCCTTCCCGGATTATCCACAATTGATATGGATCCGATGTGGTTGAGATCCACTTTGGTGAATTCTGGTTTCTATGATGCAGAAAGAGGTAGGATCAGACGGGTGGCTAATGTTCCAGACTGTTCGGCTATGTTCACATGCCGTCGATTTAGAAGAGCAGATGCAGCATTTGCAACGTTTGTTACACTCTCCAGATATGGCACATCCTCAATGTCATTAATCAAGAATCCAAGGGATAATCTATACTATCTCATTGGAGTCTTCGCCCCAAGGCCTGTCCACTTGCGCGACGAAAATGATCCAGATCTTGACATTGAGACAGATGAGCCAATCGACTCCTTCATCCCTAATGTATCATTTTCGGCTGAAGCAGAGCTCACTCAACATTCTCTTGGCCAGCTTTCCAGGAGACTTGGTAATCGAGAAGAAGGAGGAGCTTTCCAGCAGGCAGTTGCTGCCCATGCGAGGATGATGAACATGCCACAAGAAGTAAATGATGCTTCTAACTATCTTCAAGCTGCTATGGACATATCTAGAGATGACCATACATCAGCTGGTAAGCTTTGGGCATACACTCTCCTCATCCATTTCCTTAGAGCAAACGAGAATGACGACGCGGCTCAGCTCACTTTCAGAAGGCTTAGAGCTGTACTCAACCAGCCAGGACACAATGCCAGAGGAGCCTTGGTTCTGGATATATCTATGACGTCTACCTGGATGAGGACTGCAAGAATATTCCCAGGTGATGTCATAAGCTTTGCAAGACTCCATGAGTTGATAGCACTTAGACCTAATCTGGCAGTTCAAGTAGAGATCTCTCCTTCTGCAACTTTCCACAGGGTTATGACACTAGAGCAAATACTTGCTAGAAGGGATGATGAGGGATTTGAGTTCACCCCTGGCAATGCTATGGCTGCGCTAATCGTCCTGGAACAACTAGCAATTATGGCACCTGAAGAGGAAGAGGAAGATGAAATAGATGCTGCTGATGTAGATCTTGATAATTTCTGGTGAGCTAGTGGACTCAAGGAGTACTAAATTGTCTTAGGTGTTTAGACTAGTAGTGTTTGGTTTGTTTTGTCAGTTATAATTTG